TGATGTATGTGATGATATTATAAAAACAATAGAAAATCCAAAAAAGTTTAGAAAAAATGACGTATAAAGAATTTAAAAAGTTTCGAGATGAGTTTCTTACAGAAGCATGTCATCTTAGTGATAACAAATCTGTTGAGTATACTATCTCTAATAATTCCAAACTATATAATTTTATTCATGTTGCCGAGAGACTCGGAACTACACCACAACAGGCATTGATGGGATACGTGTGTAAGCACTTTGATGCCTTGTGTAATGAAGCAAAAACTGGAAAAGTATTTAGCGATGAAGCGGTCAGGTCACGTTGCCTGGACATTGCAAACTATATGATTCTGTATGCAGCATTGCACGAACATACCAAAGAGACAAACAATGATAATAACCTTAAACCAGATCGAGGTAAATCTGGCAGTTCAGTCAGGAGCAGCCAGAATGATCCAGAACCAAAAGAATGGAAGCATCTCGCGAGGACAACGGAAACTTGATCCAGATATAAATGGCATGGGCGGTGAGATTGCCGTCTGCAAATATCTAAATAGTTTTCCAGATTTAAGTGTTGGTCCACATTACAGTGGCTATGATCTTACTGTAAATGGAAGGAAGATTGATGTAAAAAGCACTACATACAGTCCGGGTTATTTAACTGCACATCCTAAAAAGCAAGTCAACGATTGTGATATATATATACTAGTGCATGCTGCCTTACCTCGCTTTACCATACTAGGTTGGGAGACATCCGCTAATCTAATACAAGATAGCAATTTAAAAGATACTGGTTATGGATCACGTTACACTTTGGAATCATCACAGTTAAGAAAAATAGAATGCATTCAGTTCAAACAGGGAAGATAGGAGAAATCGCGGTGCAGAAAGATTTACTACTGCAAGGCTATAATGTGTACACGCCTGTTGTGGATGTGGAGCAAGTGGATTTGGTGGTAGAGATGGCAAATGGAACTATGCAGCGTGTGCAAGTGAAGTGTGTACGTGAAATGAAAAGACGTACTAGCATTGAAGTCAATCTAGGTAAGTACAAACATACTGGAAGAGTGGATGTGGTGGCAGTGTACTACATGCCAAAAGACATTATAGCGTATGTGCCGTACGAAAATACGCATCATCTTACACTAGCCTTATCTACAGGCAAGAACAATCAAAGCAAAGGTCGTAAGTGGTTTTATAGCTATGAGCGATTCCCAGAGTTTAGCTGATGATGAAAATAATTTCACTTGGCCTTGGTGTTCAAAGTACGGCAATGTATTTCTTGAGCAGTGTAAACATGATTGAACGAGCAGATTATGCAGTTTTTGCTGATCCAGGTGCAGAATTACCAAGGACGTATGAGATACTAGAAATGCTGCAAGATTGGGCAAAATATAATAATGGCATTCCAATTCATGTCACGAATGAAAGAAATCTATTGCAAGACATTATGAAGGCACAAAATTCAAGAGGTGTAAGGTGGGCGTCAATACCAGCATTTACAGAAAGTGGTGGTATGATAATGAGACAATGTACTGGTGAGTATAAAATTCAACCAGTAATTAAAAAAGTTAGAGAATTGCATGGATTAAAGCCAAGACAAAGAATGCCAAAAACAGAAATGTGGTTAGGTATTACACTTGATGAAATACAACGCATGAAAATTAGTCAATTACCAAGAATTAACTACATTTATCCATTAATAGAACAAAGAATGAGTCGTTCTGATTGCATGAAAACTTTTAAACGATTCAACTTTCCCATACCTCCTAAGTCAAGCTGTGTGTTTTGTCCGTACCACAGCGATAAAAATTGGAAAGAAATAAAAGAAAAATTACCAGAAGAATGGGAAAAGTGCGTTGAAATTGATAATACAATTCGAGATGCCACTAAAAAAGGTTTAAACGATAAGCTGTATTTACATAGGTCATTAACACCATTAGAAAAAGTACAATTTGCAGATCAACAAGAATTGTTTATGTGTGAAGAAGGATTTTGCGGATTATGAAACCATATTACGCTGGAAGTGTGGACTATGATAATGACCAAGGAGAATGGGAAGATGCGGTGTTTACTGCATTCGAGTTTAAAGATTTGTGTGATAAGATGCGAGAGTTTATGAAATGTAGGAAAAACAGTGATGTGTTTTTTGGAGCGTACATAGATGCATTTGGTAAGGAAAGAGATATTACATCAAAGGTAAAAAATCAAATCAAAAAGGAAGGAAATCATGTTACAAGTAGAGTATAAAGAAAATCGCGGTAGAAAAATTATTGTAGATAAAGAAATCAAGGCATGTGACAAATGCAGATGCACTTGGCAAAAAGTAAATCCACGAATTAATGTACTAGATCATAAGATATATCCACCAGGTAACATACCAAGACTAGGTAAAGAGTTAAAGACGTGTCCAAGGTGCATTGGTACTTAACAAAAGATGGTGATGAATACTGTATGGACTTATTTAAAAAACATTATTCTTACAAATGCAATGCAGATGGTAGACAAAAAAAATTATTTGTTGGACCAGGTGAAAAACTTGTGCTTAGAACATGGAAAGCTGATGCAATGTTTGTATGGAGAAAATTTATAGATGACTCAGGAGAGCAAGGTATTAACTGTGCAGTATTTAGGAACGAATCCAAAATTAAAAGCAGCAGACTTATACAAGAAGCGGATGACATTGCTTTTAAAATCTGGCCTAATCAAAGGCATTATACCTACGTCAATGCAAAAAAAATCCAATCAATTAATCCTGGATACTGTTTTAAAAAAGCTGGATGGAAACAATGCGGAATAACCAAAACATATCAACATATAATATTAGAAAAATATGCGACTTCTTGATCTGTTTAGTGGTATTGGTGGATTTCATCTTGGCTTTGAACGTGCTGGATTTGAGTTTGATTACGTTGGATTTGCAGAGGTAGACAAATATGCCAGTGCAGTCTACAAATATAACTTTCCATTTGCAGAGGAGTTAGGAGATGTTAAATCTATTCGACCAGAAAACCTTCCCAAAATCGACATTATCACTTTTGGATCACCTTGCCAAGATTTTAGTATCGCTGGAAAGCGTGCTGGGGCAACTGAAGGAACGCGCAGTTCTCTTATTTGGGAAGCAATTAGGCTCATCACTGAGTGCAAACCACGTATTTTTGTCTGGGAAAATGTTAAAGGAACATTCTCCTCAAACAATGGCGCAGACTTTTGGGCAATTATCCAAGCCTTTACCAACATTGGGAGCTATAGACTTGAATGGCAACTGCTTAATACACGCTGGTTTCTACCCCAAAATAGAGAGCGGTTATACCTTGTCGGATTTACTGGAGACAGAGGTGGACGATCGGTATTTCCTATCGGAGAAGATGATGAAAAGTTTAAAAAACTCATTAAAAAAAAATCAAAAAGCTGGAAATGGTTTCAAACCACTGATACATCCTCAACAGTTACCGCACCTGAAAAAATGAGAAATTGCGATACATTTATCCAAACAGTGCGTGCGTTAACTGAAGCTAGAACAGATGAAGCAAAAGAAATACGAAAAGCAATGCAAAAGAATGGAAAAGACTTTTCTCCAAGACGCATGAAGCATTTAAAAGAGCGCAATGATGAAATGATGAATTCATTAACAACTGGTCAAACTAAAGAGAGCTTAGTGAAAATTAATCAAAATTCCATACGCAGATTGACTCCTCGTGAGTGTAACCGCTTGCAAGGCTTTCCAGATAATCATAATGAGTTTGGATTGTTAGATGGCAAGAAAGTGGTTATTAGTGATACACAAAGATATAAACAAGCTGGTAATGCAGTGACTGTGGATGTGGTTGCAGCAGTAGCCAGAAAGATTCGCTCACTTAAACTTGAAATTGAAAAAGAATGACAAGTGCGGTTGGCTTAATGGAAGTGGGCGAATGGTTTGTAAAAAACTCTAGCGTTAGAGATTTGAGTTTTTAAAACACGAATGCTAGAGAAAATAAAAAGGAGAGACGATGACTAAGTTTTATTTGGAAACCATTGCAGA